CGTTGCAGATGTGCCGATATTTCTGCTTAGTTTTCTTTTAAACGTGTTTGCCATATCCTATCCTAACGCAATCGCCATAGATACTGGAACTGCCGCACGTTCATCAAAGTCAGCCGCCGCCAGTGTAATAAAAACTGTTGATGTACCAGAAAGATTTAATAAAGAACCAGTAGAACTAGATGTTAAGGTTCTGCTTAGAGTTGTACCGCTATGCGTGTATGTGCCAGTGCCAATTTCGTAGTCGTTACCGCTTTCAATAACATAACGCACACTGTCACCATTGCTTATTCCGCCATCAGCAAAAGTCCTAAACCCAGTTACAGCAGAGCCAAGCGTAATTGTGCCTGTTCCTGTCGTAGTCGTTGTGACCTTTACTCTGTCTGCTACTTTTACCATCTACTAGCTCGGATCTGGTATGCCTATATCTAAAGCAGATATATCAAACTGGTTGCCACTATTGACCGACTGAGAAGCGTTTAACGCACCTGTTACTAACAGCCTTGAATTTGACGTATCGCTAATTGCAAAATGTGTTGCTGTTCCTGTACCTGTCACAGAAGCATCACTGATAGCTGCCAATGTGACTTTTCTACCGCCACCTGTTCGATCCGCTGGCGCACCAATACTAATACTGGTTGTGTTGCCTAGCGTATATGTAGATGTTGCCTGTGCATATGTTGTTGCTTCTTGGCTTGTAATATCAAATCTGTTGGCCTCAGTGTCCAAAACCGTCAGCCCGTTATCAAGCACTCTGTCTGCTATACTTGCCATTAATAACTCCTTATTTTAACGCGACCACCAGAGCCGCTAGTTTTAGCATATTCACTATCTAAATTTATAGCATCCGTCGCTGTTTTATACAATGACGCCCATGTTGTTGCTCGCGCATCCTCTTGTAAATAAGGTGCAGTATGCAACAACGACCCATATAAATAAGCATCAGGATAATTTTCCAAAACCCAGTTAGACGTTGTTTGTGCGTTTAATGGGGGTATTTTACCATAATAAAGTAGTTGTATGTCGTAAGCCGCATCAGGGGTTGGGTTTAATTCTATTGAACCATCTAGTATTGTAAAATTAACTGGTTTTCCTGTTGTGTTGTTGTTTTGCGCTCGAAGTTTGCTTATCTCAAATTGACCAACATTTTCAATCGTCGAGGTTGTGCTATCAATAATTGAGAGACGTATCATTTCTAAATAATCACTAGGTAATGCTGTATATTGTGTATCAGCTACAACATTTGCTCTTTTTTCCATACGCCAGTGTCGTAAAGTTCTATTTAAAGAAGTCTCAGCTAAAGTAATAAAATCAGGAATGACACTTGTTAAATCGTCACGATTTAAAAAATCTGCTACACTTGTTTTTAATTCATCGTAAGTTGTAAGTGCCATTTATTTCACCACTTTACTTTGTTTGCCCAATACGCCGCAGACATTTTGCCCCTATCTATCCATTTTTTTTGCCTTGCTTTAAAAGCTTTATTTCGTTTGGTCATCTTTTTATCACCTTTAACGCCTTGTTGCCCAAAGCGAATAGTTTTTATTTTACTACCTTCTTTTGCGACAACTATGTGGGATTTTTTAGGGTGGCTAGGGGTACGTTTTGGCTTGTTGTATCCGCTAACTCCTGCACGTTTTAGTCTAGGGTCTTTCTTAGACACTATTTTTTCTTAGCTTTTTTAGCTTTTTTCTTTTTCTTTTTTGGTGGTCTACCAACTTTTGAACCATAAGTTCCTTTTCCCATAGGCATTACTTTTTCCTTTTCTTCTTTTTCATTGCTCTTAAATTGTCAACCATATTAGGGTAGGGTCGGCCTGCCGCTTTTGCGGTGCGTTTGGCTTTGGCTTCTTCAGCTTTGGTCATTTTTCGCCGTTTACTTTTAGGTTTAGGGTTTTTACTTTTCCAAACTGGTTTTTTAGCCATAACCGCCCTCCTATAAAAATCTTTATAACATATAAAATAATATTAGGCTATACCTTTTAGATTGCGTTTTATTGGTTCGCCCCAATCTATGCTTGGCCTATAGCCAACAGCCAAATATCTAAAGCTATCTGCCCCGTGTGAAGTCCAATCGTGCAAAGGGCGACCACGCCAAGATTTTAACTTTTCATCAAACTCCCTTCGGTATTGCAACAATGCTTCGATACCACGCTCACATTTTTTTTCATCAAACCAACATTTGTTAAGCATAGACCTAGAAGCTTGTATTCCGTCATCAATACTTAATCTGGGGGCTATTTCGATATTTCTTATTCCCAAATTATCTAAAGTTTCTAAACGACTTTTGCCAGTGCCTAATTCTTTAACTCTAACATCGTGGGGCATAATATGTGCTTCGTAATGATAACCTTTTTCATCTAACACTTTTGCATAATGGTCTAAACCTACACCACTATTTTCGTAATAATCTATTAAATGTATTTCTTGGCCAACAAACTGTGCAAACCACAAAGCGGTACTATCACCAATTCCTAAGTCGTAACTTACAATTACACTTGTTGCGGGGTCGTATGGAACACTGGTAATTCTTTTTTCTGTTTTTGCTTTTTTCATTTCTACAGCATAATAAGAACCTTGGATTGCCGCCTCGAAACTACAAAGAAACTCTTGAGCAAACCTATCTTCGCCCATAGTTTCTTTTGCTTCTTCTAGTTCGGCACTGTCCAAAATATCTGTTTCGTCCGCTTTAAACATGGCACAATACCAATTTTCGCTTTTTTGTGCGTTGTTATAGATTTCCCAAAATTCATTTTTACCTTTGGGTGTTCCTATAAATGTAGCTTTACCCTGTCTATCTGCTAGAGATGGCCTTATAACCGTTGGCCAAGCGTTTGCGGGGAAGTCGGCAGGCTCATCTAGTACAACACTATCAAAATATAAACCACGCATTGCATCGTAGTTGTCAGCCCCAAATAATCTAAACCTAGCACCGTTAGGAAAGTCAGCCCGTAATTCAGCTACATTATAAGAAACGCCCTCAATGTCCCGTGTATATTCTAATAAATAATCCCACGCGATTGCTTTTGCTTGACGGTAATAAGGTGCAATGTATGCCACCCTCACATTTTTGCGGTAGGTGGTTAATGCAGTTCTAATTAAATCATTTATAGCCGCCACCGTTTTACCAAACCGACGATGAGCAACTATAACGGCAAATCTTTCGTTTCGCCTATGAAAACTTTTAACAAGTCGCCTTGGCCTATAATTAATCGTCCTCGTCGCCATCATCTAACCATTTATAGGCAACTATATGTTCTCCTACGTTCCCTGCACCCTCGACTCTTTGCGTTTCTTTCCACCCTGCCTGTGTTTTCAAGTAAAATATTTGCGCTCCTAAATCACCAGACCTAGCTTTTTGAATTAAATTTTGTGCAACAAAACCAACAGCTTTTGCTTTTCCCTTTTTATATAGTGCAGAAACTTCTTCGTCTCTGTCTATAATATCAAAGAATACGCGCCGACTTATACCAAAGTAATCTGCTATTTGTTCCGTACTAAGCACTGCGGCAAGCGTTTCTAATTCTTTCCGTTGTTCTTCTGATAAAACTATTCTTGGCCTTCCGCCTTTGTTTATTTCAGACATTTTATAACCTATTGAAAAACCTTCTTAATATGTAGGAACGTGCTAATGATATAAAAGTAAAAGCTAACGAAATAGATAGCGCATCATATGTAGTTACGTCATAACCATGCAAAGGCAATATAACATAAGTTGCCGCCGTTGCTATAATATATCCGACAGCAACATTTGTTGTTGCCTCAACCATACTCATAATTTTAGTTTGACTCTGCATAAGTTTTGCCTGTTTGTTCGTTTATTGCTTCTTGCCCTGTGTAATCTTGCCAACGTTTAATAATTACATCACAATATTGGGGATCAAGTTCCATAAGTCTGGCGTATCGATGAATCTTTTCACAAGCTACCAACGTTGACCCAGAACCCCCGAATAAATCTAAAATAACATCGTCGGCCTTACTACTGTTGTTTAATGCCCTCTCGATAAGCTCCACAGGTTTTTGCGTTGGGTGAACGTATTTTTGCCGCGCCTCTCTTTTTTGCTCCCATATGTCAGTCTCCGTGCGACCACCATACCACGAATGCGCTGACCCTTCTTTGAAACCATATATTATAAATTCATATTGGTAACGGTAATCTTGCCAACCCATACCCCCAGAGCCTTTGTTCCAAACAATACAACTTGAAACATTAATACCCGAAGTTGACAGGTTTAAATAAAACCGAGGATAGCTATCTTTCCAGTTGCAACAAATATAATATGCCGCTCCACTTTTTACGTTTGCATAAATTGTTGATAAAAAACCTTTTATGAAATCCTCAAATTTATCGTCGCTCATTGCATCGTTTTTTATACCCTGCCTCAAAAGTTCGTTCGAGCCACGGCTTTTGTAATCAGCATTATACGGCGGGTCAGTAAAAACCATATCTGCTTTCGAACCGTCCATTAAATTTTCAACCGCATCGATGTCGGTGCTATCGCCACACATTAATCTGTGATTGCCTAAAACCCAGATATCACCTTCAACCGTTTTAGGTTTTTGCGGAGGCTCTGGAACATCGTCCTCATCAGTCAAGCCTTCATTATCTGGCTCTTGTAATAATTTAGCCAACTCGTCAGCATCAAACCCCGTTAGGCTTAAATCAAATTCTAAATCTTTAAGTTCTGAAAACTCAATTGATAACATATCAGTGTCCCACCCTGCATTGAGGGCCAGTTTGTTATCTGCTATTACATAAGCTTTCTTTTGTGCCTCCGACCAACCATCGGCCAAAATACACGGAACCTCTTGTAAATTAAGCTTTTTTGCCGCTAGGAGCCTACCATGCCCCGCTATAATTTCGTTATCGGCATCAACCAAAATAGGATTAGTGAAACCCCACTCTTTAATGCTTGCGGCTATTTGTGTTATTTGGTCATCGCTATGGGTGCGACTGTTTCGTGCATAAGGTATTAGCGTTTTTATGTCTCTGCGCTCAACCTTATCAGCAGGCCAAGACCGTCCATCGTGCATGGGTGCGCCCTTTCTGTTGATTGGTATTATACTGAAAAAAGTCCCCCGCGCAAGGCAGGGGAAAGTTGGCGAGGTACTGAGTCCGTAAAAAAGCAGTATAAAGCGGAACAATATCGAACAGGGAGGAGTTCGTGACCTCGCTACCTGTGTAACATAATCTAATCATTTTTCATACGTTTCAAGTATTCTTTATATGGCTCTAGTTGTTTTTCTGCAACAAGCCCCGCTCTTACCATTTGTTCAGCCATTGCGCCCATTATGTAATTTTCACCAACAGGCTCACCATTATTTATTCTATCAGCGTTAATTTTAAGTTCGTTAGGTTCGTATTTTTCAGGTGAAAGTTCCCTAAATTCAGGCCGCTTTGGTGCTATTGCTTTTGCTGATTTACTAATTTCTTTTGCAGTTGGCCAAGTCCTAGTTTCTAAATTAGAAAGTATATTTTGCTCAAAGTCTTGAAACCATTCAATATAATTTTTGCTTGGTGCTAATTTTATTATTTGATTGCATAGAAACTCAGCTTCGCTTTTCATGTTTTCATCGTTATTTTGCACCGCTCTAGGAGCATTAAGTCGCCCTAACATTTTTAACGTTTTTTCTTTTAGTTCATTATTTCGCATTTAACATCTCGCTTAAAACTGTTTTTTGTAAATCAAAATTTTCTTGTGGTTCATATACATCATGCCATCGTTCTTGATTTAACCATGTACTGGCGTGGGGTAAAAATTGTTTTTTTGTATGTTTATGAACATCTATAAAATAGTCCAATTTTTCCATTAGCTCTTCAAAACTTATTTTTAGTAACGCTCTTGAAAATGCTCGTCTTGCAGGTACTTTTGCAGTTTTTCTCGGATACTTTTCCCAAAACTCGTTAAACTGCTCCACAACAACATCAATAGAGCGAACTAATATAATAGGTTCATTGGATGGTTCTTTGGATGGTTTGGGTGAATCTTGTGCAGGGGTAGGGCTGAATGTCATGCCGTGGTAGGGGTGAACGTCATTCAGGGGTGGTCTAGTTGAAGGTAATTGGCTAACTATTTGTAAATTAATTTGATAATCTA